GCGCCACGGATGGAAGCACCACCAGTAGTGTCGATGACAGGTACGTTGGTAGAGACAAAGATGTCAACACCGTACAAGTTACCAATCTTACCAGTCTCTACGCCTTTGCCATTAACAAAGTCAGTAGAGGTGTAACGATCAATACCCATGATAGCGTTACGCAGTGAAGGTGGTACAATAAAGCTACGACCGTCCATAGGTACGTCTGCATCGTCCATCTTCTGAATCAACGCACGGAAGGCCGCGTCAGAGAATGCACCAATGTCAGCAGCACCATCAGCGTCAAATGCTTCTAGAGCGCCAGAGGTAGTGTTGATCTGGAAAGAACCAGTGTTTACGTAGCTAGAACCATCACCGTTACCGAAAGACTTAGCCAGAGCAAACAGATCGTTGTCAACCTGCTTTGCTAGACCGTAGCCAGCATCACCAGTGTAGAACTGACGCAATGAAGCGAGAGCCTGTACTTCGGTAATGTCTTCGATAAGACGAGAGAATTCAAAGTGCTTGTTAATGTTAATCAGAACTTCTGACTCAACAGAGTTCTGGATAGTTACGGCAGTCTCTGCAACTTTAGCGTTAGCTGAACCACGAGTAGGCTTAGGAACGTGAATGGTGTCACCTTTCTTACCAGTCATGCTCATTTTCTTAACGAGGTTAGCCATTACAAGATTGCTCTTGTATGCAGCAATTACTTCGTCACTCCAGATTTCTGGGATAAACTTAGCTGCGCTAGTGTTGTCTACTGCTCCGCCCATATTGGGATATACTGATGTAGCCATGATAATACTTCCTATAAGAGATTAGTTTCGGACTCTCCCCTCTTGGTACGCTTGCATGATCTCGTCAGACAAAGACAAATACCTATCAGGGTCGGTCTGCATTAGTTTAATAATGTCTGAGCGTCTATAGACTTTGCGAGTTGCTGCTTCACCACTTCCTTTTGCACCGCCTGTTGAGGCAGTCTTAACAGCTTCTTTCCTACTTGCTTTCTCGTTAGCCGCAGTCTGAGCCACTGTGCCTTGACGTTCCTTCCAGTTAGTGAAAAGTTCATCAGCCGCTTCATAGTCATACTGCGTATCCGCTTGTGCAAAAAGCTGAGTACGAATCTTTGAGCCTTTAATCCAGTCAACAAACTTACTATCTTGTAGAATCCCTTGCATGTCAGGATGACGTTTCTGCAATTGAGTCTGCGCTGTCTGTTGTCTGTACTGCTGTGTTTGTGCTTCAGCAGCTTTGATTGAAGGATGATTCTTAATCGCTCTTTCGACAGCCTTGTCGGGATCAGAGAAAAAGTCTATATCTTCTTCAGGTTCTTGGGTTGCTTGTGGTGTTGTGTCGAGTTGTGTCTGAATGTAGTTATCAACAACAGACCGTAGTTCCCCCACTTCACTGCTCTGTCGGCCTAGTAACTTCTCAGCCTCTTGGTGCATCCGTACAATCTCAGCCGTTGACTTTCCTTTGTACTTGTCAGGGATGTCATCTTCTTGAGGAGTTTCCTCTACTTGAGGTTCTTCAGTAATCTGACTTACTACTTCTTCTTCGTTGGTTTCTACTTCGTTTTCTTGACGCTCGTCTATAAGTGTTGCCATTATTAAACTCCGTGAGTATTCTCATTATGGAGGTGTATTATGCAGGGCTTCGGTTAGGAGTTGGCCTTGCGCTCTTGTTGTAGCTTTTGTGATCTGTTCCTTTCCCACTGTCTAGTAGCACCCATAAAATCACCAGAGAGAGGGTCTAACTTGGAACGCACTGCGCTTACAATTCTGTTAGCTATCTTGTCACAATCTAAACATGCTATATGTGTACATTCGGAATCAACAAACCTTTCGTTGATGTGTCCGTCTTCACACTTAAACTCAACCATGATACGCATTATTCTGCCGCATCTTCTATTAGTTGTTGTTCAGCCGTGTCAATCTGAGCCTCTAAATTTAGTATGTTCGCTATGACTGAGAGTTGGCCTTTACGAAAGTGTAGGTCTTCTAAGTCTTTAGTTACTTCTACTGAGTTAATCAATACCGCGTTAGAGTTTAGGTCTTCTAACAATTGTTTCCAACCTTCTGTACGGAATAAGTCTCTCATGTTGCGGTAATATATTTCTAGTTTAGGGTCAATCAAACTGTTTCTCCTATAAGGACAGTTAAGTTAATGTTCATGTACCCTGTTAGTATAACATAAAAGCATAAGAAAGTCAAGCGTTATTTCTTATTTTTACTTGACTTCTCTGCTGGTTTGTTGTATATAGCATCCCAATTACTAGCAAACTTCTTTGAGTCTGTCTTACGTTGGGTGCTACCCTTGCCACCGTGGGTCTGACCTTTCATTTCTTAACCGGCTTCTTCTTAGGTGGTCTTCCAACTTTTGTTCCGTATGTACCTATACCTTTTGGCATGTCATTTCCTCTTGGACTTAGCGCCAGAACATTTCCAACGCTTTCTTGATAAATTGTTAGGTGTGTTAGGGTCGTTCTGTTTATCTTTGGATAAGCCTTTCTTAATCCCAAGACTACGAGCGCAATAGCTATCGCCTTTAGATGTACCTGCTCTTACTCTGGGGCCACCTCCTTTAGCCTTCCCTGCTTGTCCATAACTAACTTTCTTACCCGTAGAAGTTACTTTAACTTTTGCTTTTCCTGCTCTTGGCTTTGCCATTCTCTGCTCCTGTATTATCAGCTACTTGTTTCTTTAGCTGTACAATTTCATTGGTTAGTTGCTCAAACTTTACATTTATCTGAGCCACTACGTTTTCTAAATCTCTTGTGCTGACCATTACTGTAGTCCTTGTGGGTTTGGAGGAGTTGCCTGACTAGCAACATTGCCCTCTTTTACTGCTACTTCTCTTTCCTTTAACAACTGCTCTGAAATCTTTAGACGCTTCTGGAACTCTTTGTCATCTGCATCGCCAGCTTGGAGATTATTAGTAGCCGCTTTGATTCGATCAATCTCAAGTTCCTGCGGAATAGCTTGTGCTTCCACTCCCAGCTTCTGCGCTCTAGCTTGTGACTCTTGCGCCTGTCCGTTGAGTGCGGCAGTCTGTGATGCTTGGAACTGCAACTGTGCTTGCTGTGCCGCCTGTGCTGCTTGCTGTGCTTCTGGATTAGGCTGGTTAGCTTGTTCCAAAGTAGCAATCAACTCTTCACGGTTAGACAAGTTCATGTTGTCAATGATAGACGTTACCAGCTTAGGATACATAGGCTGATCAGGTGACATGGTTTGTAGCAACTGAACAAGCTGTGTTACTTCATACTCACGAGCAATGATGCCTAAAGAACTAGAAGTATGGAACTTGTAGTCGGCTACTGGGTACAGTTCAGGCTCAAACTGCATGTAGCGATAAGCGGCTTTCTGTACAAAAGGAATCAAGAAAGAATCTTGGAAGTTGATCAAGGTGCGCTTGTGTCGCTTAATGATAGCACCTAGTGACATAGAAACACCAGCGGCAGTAGCTTCACCGTTGATAGACCCTGCGATACCTGCGCTATCTATAGCACCTGTAGCTGTCTGTACCATAGTCTGTAGCGATTGCGCTTGTGCAAAGGTAATCTGATTGACCTGACCAAAGTTAAATGGCTGTAGAATCTCAGCAGGGTTGCCGTTGGTAAGTATGGTTTTCCCCGGCTGTATGCTAGGTTTAGCGCCTCTAGGCATACGAGATGCATCCATTGCCATCATTGGGTGTATGGTTAGTGCAAGAGCATCAATTCTAGCGCGTAGTTCTGTGTCTAACGCCTTCTGACTGTTATACCCTTTCTCACATACTCCTCTGCCCCAGAAGCGGCTAGGAACGACATCCCAAGGGAATGCAACAATAGGACGATCCTGCATCATGTATGGGTTCTTCTCAGCCTTTAGTAGAACACCACCGTTACCAATAACAACCATTGCTTCTGTGTAGTAGCTGTCTTCTTCTTCTTCATCAAACTCTACTACTTCTTCATCTTCTGAATCTTCTTGCGCTTGTTTCAGCAAGTGCGTAGGAACAAGGCCGTAGTATTTAGTAAGTCTAACCTTATCTTCTGGAAAGCTAGTTAGGTCTTGATCAGGCTCTAGGTCAAAGTCACTAGAGGCAATAGATAGGGATTCATCACGATAAACACCCTTCTCTTGTAACTGCTCTACTAAGTGGCTAGACACATATTCATCAACTGCACAGCCTAAAGCGTTGTCAATGTCTGTCGCTACAGGGTCAATAAGGAAGTTCTGTGGCATAACAGGACGTAGCTTAACACAAGTACGGTCTCTGATAGTAACGCCTACGGCTTGTAACTCACCACCCATGACAGGCTGAGAAGCAGGAGCCATCTCTTTTTCTTCTTCTAATACTACTTCACCAATACCTGTACCAAACACAGCAGCATTGATTAAGCACTCAGCCACGTTCTTACGAACTTTGTTCTTTGCAAAGTCTTCTTCTAAGTAACCACGTAAGGCGGCTATGTCTTGTGGGTTCTGATCTCTGACATCATCTTTAATGTCGAACCAAGAACCACGACCAAAGGTAGCCTCCTCTAGTTCAGCTACAGATGACTCAACAGCCTGCTGTAGCGCAGGAGAAATAATCTTAGATCGTTCTGACTGACGAGTCTGGTCTTCTGCTGACCACTGACCACGCCAGAGGCGGTAGTATTCGTCAAAGCGTTGTGAGTAGTTGGCTTCGTAATGATCACGCCATCCATCACACTTCTCCATTACCCAACCTTCTAGGCTTTGCTCAAGAGAAAAGTTGTCTGCGCCTTCTAGTTCCATAGTTAGTAACCTGCGTATTTATCTAAGAATTCGTAGTCCTCTTCTTCATAGTCATAAGCATAGGAGACTTTGGCTAACTGGTCTATGTATGCTAAACAATCTATCAAGTCATCATGGACTAAAGGATTAGGAAACTGGAACAGTTCATCTAAGAACTCTGTATTCCACTTGCCCTTGTTTAATGTAATGTTACCGTGTTCAAAGCGTCCTTGTAACGCCCACACGATTCTGTCTGTCTTCTTTTTGTTACCGTGGGTTAACTCTTCCACTCTAAAGAAGCGTTGGTTCTTCTTCATCTGGTCGTTGAGGTACGGACTAACAGCGTTCTTTAACGCTCCTTTTTCGATTCCGACTGCAACGGGCTTGTACTTGTTGACTGCTCCGAAGATACGTCTGGCGGTCTCTTCAACGCCCCATCGCCCATATATGATGTCAGCAACCCACCAGCCTTCCACACCCGCTTTAACCACTGCAATGCCTGTCTGGTCAAGTCTTGCAGTTTTGGTAGTTGCTTTTTGTACGTCTGCAAAGCCAGCCAAATCGACAGCAATATAGTACTCGCCATCTGTCGGCTCTTCTTCGCTAAACAATACATCTTCTTCTTTAAATAGTTCACTGCCGTGTGCCTCAAAGGATGCCATGAATTCCTGTCTAAAACTAAAGGCTGACATACTCTTCTCAGCCGCTTTAATCTCATCAGGATCTAGTAAGGGGTTGTCAAAGCTAGTGAAGTGATAACCACCCCAGTCTTCGTCTTTAGATACACTGGCGTAGGTAAACAGTTCATAGAAGTGGTTACGTCCCATTGGCGTACCAATGAACATAGCATCACCCTTCTGATCCGCAAGAGCAGGGCGTAGGATTTGCTCCCACACCTCTGGCTTCATGTCAGCATACTCATCCATGACAAGATACTTCAAGCTAACACCACGCATAGTCTCAGGTCTATCAGCACCCTTCAGCGTCAGCAACGCACCGTTGATAAACTTAATCTGTAGGTTGTTGACATGGCTTGACGCTATAACGCTATGACCTAGTTCCAGCAACATCTGCCACATAATGTCTCTAGCCTGACCCTGTGTAGGGGCAACATAGAACACCTGACCTTTCTTAGATGACAAGCAGTTAAGTATTAGCGACCATGCGGCTAACCTACTCTTACCTGTACGTCTACCTGCCGCTATAACTTTAAAGCGTGTAGAGTCCTCATAGACTTCTTGTTGCCACGGTAGTAACTCAACCTTTAAATCAGCCAAGTTAGTACGTCCACATCACAGGAGATTCATTACCGTCAAGGTTGCGGATGTCAACATGCACAAAGCTACTAGCAACTCCAATTCCTGAAAAGCCCATCTTGATAGCCTCCTCAACAATTCTAAACCGCTGTACACCGTCTGTGACTTTGATATCTGCTGCAATACCTTGGGCATGAGTTCCTGCTTTCTCCTTCTTAGCTTCTATGGGGTGGTCTTCAGAACGATAACCACTTGTAATAACGAAAGGAAACCCACACCTAGCCCTTAACAAATCTAACTTCAGTAGCAGTCTGTCACTAATCTCATTCTCACCTGTATATTGACAGGCAAACTCTTCTCTAGTGAAGTAATCTAAATCGTTGTTAATGTTATGCATCTGTGTATTCCCCGTCAATGGGTTCTTCATTACCGCTTATGATGGTAGTCTCGCCACCAACGCCAGTAATGGAAATGTTAATAGCACTCTTACCGCCAGTTTCTCTGTCTTTCTCGAAATAACTAACGGGTAACAATCTATCCATGCAGAGTTTCCATGCTGCTGCCTGATTCTTATGGTCATCATCTAACGCGGCATTGAGGATGCTGTCTAACACCTTCCTACTCTTAGGGGATGCCAGCATTCTAGCCTTATATTCGTTGATGACCGATGCATCTCCCTTGGGTCGCCCTACTGCATTGCGTTTACCCTTGGTTTTTGACGCTACTGAGTTCTTTTTTGGCCGCCCAACCCGCTTTGCGGGCTGACCAACCTCTGAATCTTTACTACTCAAGGTCTACTCCTTTGGTTATCTTAAGTATACTTAAGTATTCTTTAGGATTATACTTTAATTATTATTTAAAGAATATCCTTAAAGGGTTCTTAAGTATACTTAAGGCGCTTGGTTGCCTTTGTCTCTCTATTATACTAGATATTATAGCACACTTAGAACCTAAAGTCAAGCACTATTTACTATTAACCTTAAGTTTCTTCATTAGGCCGCCAGCCTAGCCCAAAGTTCCCCACACATGTCATTCTTTTTTATTCTAATGATGTCCCTTCTTATAACCTACGGCTACTTAAGGGCCAACTTGTGTTTATTTATGTATATCAAAGGCTTACAGGTATTCACAGGGGTTATACAGGTATCCTAATTTCACCCTATTTTGTATACCAGCGGGTAC